CCTATATACCAATTGAAAAATCGCTCTAATGTATAAGAATTACCTTAGGCTATACCTGTACTGTTTACTGACAAAACCACCAGAAAGTATCTTCCTATGAGCAAGAATAAATCCTTTGTTTATACGCCACCAGGACCCTACCGAATCTTTAGGTTCGATTCCAGTGAAAAAACTTTAGCGTAGTTCCTCACACATAACCTTAAAGAGCTAAGCATTACATTCAGCGCTTTTGTAAGCTTTTTCTAACTATATTAATACTAAGAAGATTAAAGAGTACAAAAGGGAACAAAAACCATATATCTGATCAACAATATCTATGATTTTATTGCAAGGTTTGTGACCCTTAAATTTAAAAATCCTACCTAAATAGCTGCTCTTGGATCTCAATATGACGTGAGACGAACTGCGTAGGCTCTTGATTAATGCACTATTGTTTAAAAGAACAGAACAAAGAATCTACCTGAAGCGCAATTGAGAGTATACATTTTCCATGAATGCTTACCCTCTTAGAGGCATGAATACATATCTATCTCCAAGACCAAACCGAAAGGAAAGTCAATTTCTTGTGCTGCTCTACTTAATTAGCAATAAACGCTCATTTACATAACATACACAGGTATCTAAGACACTTCAAATTAAGTAATAAACATGGTAAACAGAGCTTTAAAGTCTATGAGACCTTTCGCAGACGACGGTAATGATATACTGAATCTGGTTAAAGGCTAATTAAAATTGACTTAGGCGCAATGGGTTAAATTGTACTCTATTGGTTTTAAGTATGGAAAGTCTTTTATTTAAAGGATGATGACTTTGGATCAGTCAAGTCTTAAGATCTTTATCTAGGAGTACTAACTAGAGTTTGGAGACATTCGTCTCGTAGGTCTTGACATTCAGACATATAAAATAGTCAGAAAGTAGGTGATTGAAAAATAGAAAGAGATAAGTCAAAAGATCAAGGAACTAGGTATCGTAGCAACTCCCTTGGAGCTTCTTGATTTTGACAATGAAACTACTACAGTTTGTCGTTAGCAGAAGGCTCAGATAATAGCATCAGTTATTTAATCAGGAGACCTCGTTTAAGTTCCCAAGTGCGTATTTAAACATAAACATCATCCTTCTTTAGGCTTAAATGACGGTTACTTTGAAAGGACGGATGGGTTCACCAAATTCAATGGAGACCTTCAATAAGTTGCCCGCCTTCTGCCACAGATTATGAGCGAAAATCCAGATTTTGAGAAGTTCCACGTCACTCAAGAGGGGTAAATGCTATTTTGTGACGAGTTCCAGTCAATTTAGATGAAATGTTATCCTATAAAGATGGCTCTAACCTATATAACTAACGAATCCGAGCCCTTGGACTGTAATAAAAGGTACATAAGTGTAAATTATTCCATGTAGTAAACTTTTGACCAATGTGATCAGCCTTACAATGGGATTTAACTTATTATCGCAGGCTTCAAGTCGAAGTTTTATGGTTTTGGACATGCAAAAGGTGAATTCGTTTTTATCAAGCACTACAAACAAACATGCTGCTAGCTACCTTCATACGATTTGAAGTCCAGATAATTGAGGAACTTAGGTATTCCTAGTTGCACCAAATGCTACAAATTTGTATAGAATGATCTTCAGAAATATAATCTAATGTCTTAGTACAAATTTTATCAACTATTCACTCAATTCTTTAAAGTTTTTTCAGGACCAAAATCTTAACAACAAATAACTCACCCAATGCTACAAAAACTCAAATGTTGGCTTTAAAGAAAGAAGTAGCTACAAGATGTACGCAAGCTGATTCATAGATCGAATACTAAGGCGGACAAGTTACATTCAGCATTCAATGAGTAAGCTTAAATCCAAGGTTATGCCAAGGCTTGTGTACTTTGCAATTTGGGAATATGCACTTTGCACTAACAGAGAGTTTTGAAAGTAACACCGTACTAGCAATATATTATCAGAAGGATCGGAGGCATTTAAGAGAGAACAGCCAAGCCCTATTTCTCTTTAGACAAATTCTGGACCGCAATATATAATACTTCTAATTCTCTTAAACTCCCCGGTTTGGAATAATTAAAGAGTCTAGGAATTAGGAAACCTGGAGATCCATTCTCTGGATTCGCAATTAATCGGGATTCATGTTAATCATGTGCCAGAGGTTTCTGTGTTGTCCATGCACTAACATATTCTGCTAGCAACGCCTACTACAATTCCATTTAAACCATTCAGAAAATGCTTGTCAATAAAATTGATGTCAAAGATTAGATCAAGTATAGGTTACCTTCATTAACACACAGTGTTGTAGGTTATGGTCTTGGGCTATAAGATGCAAGATAAAGATTTTTCAGACGTCAATATAGATAGTTCTGGCTCGATTTCGCTGCTAACATAAGAGGTTTTGACGACAATGATATGGTCGGAGTTTAACGCCGAATGCTAGAAAAGTAATGGATTCATCCACTGGACCGTGTTATTTTATAGGGTCATAGAAAAAAGCAAGAATAGAAATTCAATAATTATATGAACAACACTATTCTATGGTGGAATAAGAAAAAGATCTAAATGCCAAATAAAAAGGAAGGAGCCACCCAACCAATTTCGTCGCGCCTCATGAATTTCTGGAATGGAATAGTGAGCTAGAGCAAGAATTACTCTAAATCTGTTCTTGATCTACTCAATGCTAAGAGTCAAATTTTAACACAAAGTGTGTAAAAACTTTATGGAGTGGATGCATAATAACCAAAAGATTTTGCATTTTATCACAATTTGCACACTCCTATAGAGTAGTAGTAGATCGACATTACAGATATTATAGGTAAGAGCTACGACCACTATAAAGTACAGGATTGGTAGGTTAATCCATATAAAGTAGTGTCACAGTATTATCTCCGTGACAATCTTGAATATACTCCTTCTTTCCAGAAATTGAACTTCTAAGGATAAATACATGAGTACAAGAAACCTTATTATGGAGAAGATGAAGTTGACAAATTCTCTCTACAGTGTTGGAAGAACATAATACTAAAAAATTACAATAAAAAACCTGTAGATCAACAACAAAAACTTCTCTAGACTTTGGAAAGGTACGGAGCTTTGCAGATATACAAAGAATGGAACAAGATTCCTGGCATGAAAAATAATAACATCCCTTTCAGTAGATTCATCAATATTTTCAAGCTCGGAAAACTCCAACGCAATGCTGGCACGGCTAAATGTCTAAGGTCTTATTTATAAAATGATTCGAACAGCATGACGTGTTTCGAGAAGCTCAAAAAAGAATCAGTATCACCCAAATAACTAATTCGTCAAAGCGATAAATATCACCTATTCAAATTTATTGGAATGCCCTAAGTTGATAATTATAGAGTCTAGCTCCTCACAGATTTATTCCAAAAAATCTCCTTGACTAAAAATAACAAAAAATTGATTAAAGAATTTTTGAGCGGAAATTATACTGAGTACTACGTCCTCTAACATCTCTAATATAGGCAGAGAGGAGGTAATCAATATTCTGGAATATTCGTCGAAGCATAAACCTACACTGACCACGTTAAAGCAGAGGTTCAAAAATTCGTTCCGTTGGAGATCAACGTTACTCCGAATAAGTCATTCTTCTCTAACATAATAAAACCTGTACGAATCGCCTGGAACATTACCGCCGGCTTTATGAACACACTTTTCAACTAGAAATCTAAAACGTTCTATGTTGTTGCTGTCAGTAGCGTTGTGCTAGCAAGTCTAACGTATGCCGTCATGAATGGTAGGGAATATCTTTAAGATGTTTATCAGCGTGAAGTATCATATTAGACCTATGCATTTGAGAATAGCATAAATATAGTCTAGTCCAGGACATACACTTAAGGCGGAAGAGTACTTACAATTGTATCCTACGTGAGAGTATAGACTGCTATGGTTATCTTTAATCCAGAACCTGTTAACTACGACACAATGTTTATTAATAGCTACAACCATATCAGCTTCAACACTATTCGAGATGCTCAGGCTGGACACGTAGCTAACAAAACAATGAGAGTAAATTATACAGGCCATTTGATTCTTAAAGAAGCTAGGGCGTATGTTACCGCAACTAAACTTCGTTAGCTACAGACAGATTTTATATAAATCGGATAGACTACAAATGATCAAATCCAGCAAAGCTGCATTTTAATTTCTAATTAGTACGGGAAAAAATTCAGATCATGCGTACCTGGTTATGGAGTTTATTGCACTTTTGATCAAGACATCGACAAGCTCTATGACAGCCTTTGTGATTTGCCTCTTTAGAACTACAAAACACTCATCGCACGAGATTCTTTGCGCAACCCAAGCGCCTTTATAGGCTTTTTCAGACTTATGAGAGATGTCAGATTTGAAATTGAAGTTGGATTCATTATAGGATGGTTCCCAATTACGGATAACAATTTTATCGGTAAAGCAGCCTAGTTTTCTTATAACCACAAGAAAAGCCACATAAAAGGATGGTTGTATCAAACTGTTTAGATTCAGGGTTAGCCAACTCATTCAGACCTAGTTCCCTGCTACAGTTAATTGGTCAGAGCTGCTAGTTTGAATAATCTTATCGTTACTCCTGAAGTGTTAATAAATCAGCCTAATATTGTCTACGTCTGCTTCAGGATTAACAAATCTAACAACACTAATTTTGCACGCCCATCGACGATTTTAAATCAGATAGGACCTATTCACTTTAATTCAGCAGGACAGATCGGAGTCCCTCCTAATGGTACTACTCAAGCTTTATTAACGGCCGGGAGGATCTCAAATCTTCAAAGATAGAAACTTCTCTCAGGTGCTTTGAATATGGAAAAAAGCTCATTGGTTTCAGTTTAAACCATACATTTGAACTGCTAAGGCATGGGATTTTTCAAAAGAATGTACAACAAATTACTTGCTAAGATCGGCAACATGGATGAAAGATCACATAATTTCGACTTTTGTTCTGTTATCAGGAGAAGATTAAATTTCAGAAAAATGTTTGTAAGGAATGAGGTCATCAACGTGACAAACGACAAATGTTATTTGAAATATTATCAGATGATGGGATTGAGAACTTAATAGCTGCAAGAGATTGCGAAAAGCCACCGCTTAGTGTCAACCAAACACTTCCCAAATTTCAAACATAGGGCGATAGCGGCGCAAGCTCACGCTATTTACGCAGGTTAGATGGGGATTCAGAATAAGGGAACAGACCTTGTTGTCTTGGGTTTGACTGCTAGATAAACTGAAGTCCTTGGTGAGTTACTTGAGAATTATCCATATGAGATCGAGCCGCTAATTCAATAAGCTCCAAAAATATAATAATCTAAGTTCATCGTTAGTCTTCCAGATTCTCAAGCTCCTCCAGTCTTTCACGAATCTAGAAAATCCTACTAATAGATGATCAGAAGAGGTTGGAACAAAACTGTTTTGCCATAGTTCAGTTTCACTCTCGGCAGTTAACAATATGATTTGCCTAGGCTCCCTCATTACAATGATTTGATAGCGAGTTGTACGTGCGCTTCTAGGAAAAAAATAATTGATTACTGTCTAACACAGTATTTACAATAATCTTTAAATTCAAATGAGGTCTGTTTAAAATTGTGCCTGCAATGCCTTGAAAGCCGTGATAGGTCGACAAGCGGGAGCGATATTGAGTCCGTAAAGAATACATCTGATACAGTTCGCGATGTTCTCATAAAAATTTATAGATCATATTATCAGTGAGATGAAAGCTAAAGACTTCACAGTAGATTTCAATGGTTCTGAGGAAAAATAATAATATCTTTAGCATATACTTCAAGATGACAAGAAAAAATTCTTGGACTATGTTTCAGCTTGGAATAAAATTCCCACTAAACATCCTGATACTATGTTCGTCAAAACCTCGTAGATGCATCCTGTATTAGTTAACAAATGGACTTAGTAAACCTCCAATCACACACTTAAATCGAGACTTATCTGCTGCCCTTCATTATGTGTGAGGGCCCGAGTTGGTTGTGTGGGATACCATGTCTTGAAGTATTTCAAAAGTAATTATTAGTAATTCTTCCTAGGAAAAGACGGATTTATGCTTTAACACTCACTCAAGATCATGAAGCATTTCAGGTGGTGTTATTCTTCTGACTATTCCACATTCGATGCGACCAATAATTAATTCATCCGTACTGTAGTGGATAAGCATTTTTTCAAATAACTCCTTAGGAATGGAATCTTAAAGAATGTGCCTTCCAAGTTCGTAGAACATTTAGCTAGCACTACAAATAACTTCAAAATTGATGCTGGTAGGTTTTTAGGTGGTTTGACTTTGAAAGGTAAAGGAGTTCTAAAAGGCACTACTTTTAGTGGGCATCCAACAGCTACTTCTTTAGGTAACACAATGAGGAACTGGATTTACCATTTGTATGCTCTTTGGATTAATCGAACTTCAGCTAACTCGTTTGTAACTGGATTGACTTAGTAGTAAAAAAGCATGTTCGATGTTACAATGATGTTACCTGATATCGGTTAGTATCTTAAGGTCATTAATAGATTTGTCAGGATGCGCTTCTCAGGAGACGACACCGGAATTTTCTGTATATCTAAATAAAGTGGTGGTTATGTCCTTTAAAGTGCTCGCCTTATTTCTCACACTTCACAATAACAAATCTAGCATGGTTTAGGTTTGGTTATTAAATAGCCAAAACTGGAATTCAACCATATGTCTATTCTCTCTCGCTAGATTAGTTACATAAATGGAAGGCCGATTATCTTAAGGCAAATCGATAAAATATTACTAACGTGTGCTAGCCAGTCTTCAAAAGTTACCAAAAGTTAAGCTCACTTGCTCGCCGCACTCTCCCTTTATGGTTTCGGTTTAGATCCTCTCTCTTTGAAGGTGATGGAGTTAAGGTTAAGTTTATCTTCTTAGTCTAATGTTTCTAATAAAGTTTTAAACTAGTTCTTAAAATTAAGAAGATATAAATTGGGATCTAGACGGTACTATACTTAAGATTAATGTGCCAGAGTTTATAATATACCGTTGACCTAATACATAGGATTGATCTAGAGCTTATAGGTTAAGAATGGAAAAACCATAAGGGCTGCTTTTGATCCGGGTAAATATAAGCTTTAATCAAATCCTTATTAGTACGGTATTCTCTCAAATGGTATAAAGCGTTCCATGTTTGTCGATGAGGACACAAAAAACTAATTCATCACTGGCCTTATAGTTTTTCATCCATAAAAAAGAAAACACGTTGTTCTACGGTTGTTAGATTTTGTTACACTGAAAAGGACTATGTCCATGGATGCTATAAAAACTAAAGGCGATTAGATCATGAGTAGTGTCTAGTAGTTTGCTTATACCAATCTAATTTTAGAAGGATATAATGGTTGTAAACGTAGATTGCTTGGGGATAATGTAAAGAAAAAGTGCTACATGTATCTGATCCATGATTATCCAAAAATCATTCTTAAGCGTGGAACTAGTTTGAAATTCTACAAGAATGATCAATTCATGGTTGTTATAGACCAGCGCACAAAACATATTCATATCGCTTGTGTCGTTCAATTGTATTGGTAATAATATGTATTTTGGTCTATGTAATACTCCGCCATTAGAAAAGTTGCAATCTCGATTAAAACCATTTATTTGGTCAACACATCCATCTCGAAACACCATTGTGAAATCTTTAGATCTTGGAAATGTGTTCTGATACGCTGAGTGTGAATGAAATTGTTCTATCGATGACTTTCTATCTATCGAAAATATCTTACGCAGATGAAAAGGAGTCTTGATGTATACACTCACACAGCGTAGAGGCCAGTATCGCCTCTGAGATACCCGCACCCGACGGAATCGGTACCTGAGCACAGGGGGTAGCCAA